GTGGTCGAGAACGAGAGCCGCGAGCGCGTTGTCGAGATCGCCGGGGCTTGGGTCCCTGTTACGCCCTCCACCTGGGCGCGGCAGCGTGACGTAGTGATCGACTTCCGCCTCGGTTATGGCGAGCGGGACCAGCGGGCGCAGGAGTACCTGATGATGGGGCAGATGCTCGCTCAGGACCCCGCCATCGCGCATCTCTACACCGATCAGGAGCGCTACAATGTCTACCGTGCCTTTGCGGAAACGAAGGGTCACAAGGACATCTCTCTGTTCCTGAAGGACCCGGCCAAGGCGCAGAAGCCGCAACCCGATCCGATGGTGATGGCCGAGATTCAGCTTCGCCAGCAGGAGCTACAGCTCAACGAGCGCAAGCAGTCGCTGGCGGAAGCCAAGCAGAAGCAGACGTTCGACCTTGAGCAGTTCCGTGCCGATATGGAGCGCCGCTTCAAGATGATGGACTTCGCCCTGAAGACCCAGGAATCCGAACGCAAATCTGCCGAGACGGAAAACCGGATCGAAGTCGCGGAAGCGGAAATCGAGATGGCCCGCGAGACGCTGGCAAACGCACCGGACGAGAACGAAAAGGCCACGGCCATCCTGTCTCCGAACGGCTAAGTTTCCGGAATTCAATGAACACCGAACAAATCATCGAGAGGGGGTTGGCCGCGGCCAGCCTCCTTTCCGATCCCACTTTCACGTCTGTCGTTAAGTCGATCGGCATCGAATGCTTCGCCGCATTCACCGAGAGCCAGCCCGGCGACTCCGACAAGCGCGAACACACTTACAACCTATACCGTGGTCTCCAGGCCATCGAAGCTGAACTGAACGCCCGCATCCAAGCGAAGGAAGAGGCAGTCAAGCGGCTCGACGCCACTCTCGACGAACAACACGAAGTCGAAGGACCCATCTACATCCAAGGTAACACTGACCAATGACCACCCTCGCCAACGAGGCCGTCAATGACACCCACGACTACAGCGATGACGCTGCTGTCGAGGCTTTCCTGAACCGCTGGGCGGACGCTGACGACACCGATCAGTCATCCAACACGGGAGAAGGGGAAAACTCCGAGAACCACGACGAGGACGATGCGACTGACCTCGACCTCTCGGAAGACGAAAGCGAAGAAGGGGCAGAAGCCGACGCGGATGGCGCGGACGAAGCCGAGGACGGTGAAGACGAAGGCTCGCCGGTCAAGGAAGCCGGGGACGACCATCTCGTCACTGTGACCGTTGACGGCGAGACGAAGCGGGTCCCGGTCAAGGACCTGAAGCGCCTGTTTGGGCAGGAAGCCTCCCTCACTCGCAAGTCGCAGGAAGTCGCTGCGGCACGAAAGGCCGCGGAGCAGGATGGCGAGCGTTACGTCCTTGCGGCCGGAAAGTTGATCCAGAAGGCCGAAGCCCGCTTCGCACCGTTCGCCAAGATCGACTGGATGGTGGCGCAGCAGCGTCTCACTCCGGACGAGTTCTCTGCCCTGCGCACTGAAGCCAAGGAAGCGCTGGAGGACCTGAACTTCCTGAAGGCTGAGGCCGACGAGGTTCTGGGCCAGGCCCAGACCGCCCGGCAGGCATCATTCGCGGAAGCAGCCAAGGAGAGCATCAAGGTCCTTGAGGCCGAAGTGCCGGGCTGGAACCGCGAGGTTTACGACAAAGTCCGAGCCTTTGCCGTCTCGACCGGCATGGACGCCAATGTCGTCAACACCATCATCGACCCCGCTGCCCTCAAGATGTTCCACATGGCCATGCGTCTCTCGGAGCTGAAGGCCAAGGCGAAGGCGAAGAAGGCCACTGCCCCCAAGGCGACCGCACCGAAGCGCGTGGTCAAGCCGTCCACCAACAGCGCCGGCAAGATCGGGCGCATCGACAAGGCCGGTGATGCCGTCGCTCGCCTCCGGAAGTCCGGCAGCGATGAAGACGCGGTGGCCGCGCTGATGAGCCGCTGGGCCGACAACGGCTAACCCTCACACCAACCCTATTCCCTAATTCCAATTTTGATCTGAATACACATGCCCACTTATACCACCTACGACACCGTTGGCATCAAGGAAGACGTTTCGGACGTTATCTCGAACCTGACGCCCACCAAGACCCCGTTCCTCACCCTGATCGGTTCGGACAAGACCAAGAGCCGCAAGTTTGAGTGGCTGGAGGACGAGCTGGCCGCTGTCCGCGATAACGCGAAGCTGGAAGGCTTCGAGGCGACGGACGCGACCATCACGCCGCCCGTCCACCGCGAGAACTACACCCAGATTCTCGAAAAGACCTTCAAGATCAGCGAGACCGAGGACGCGGTTGACCAGTACGGTCGCGCCAAGGAAACCGCTTACCAGACCGTGAAGGCCGGCAAGGAACTGAAGCGCGACCTGGAGAACGCCTTCATTGGCGTCGATCAGGCCGCTGTCATCGGCAACAGCTCTACGACCCCGCGTCGCACCGCTTCGGCCACCAAGATGGTCGATGCGTCGGTCACGATCGACGGCGCCGCTGCGGCCCTGTCGGAGTCGATGATCCTCTCGGCAGGCCAGGCGGCTTACACCGCCGGCGCCGCGCCGACCTACCTGATGGTGAAGCCGTCCGACTCTCTGAAGGTGGCCGGTTTCGCCGCTGCCGCTGGTCGCACCCGTCAGGTCCCCACCGACAGCCGCAAGCTGGTCAACGTGATCGACCTCTACGTGTCGCCGTTCGGTGAATACAAGGTCATCCTCAACCGCTTCCTCAAGTCGGATGTTGCGTGGCTGCTCGATCCCGAGATGTGGAAGAACGTGACCCTGCGCGGGTGGACCCGTTCGCCGCTCGCCAAGTCGGGCGACAGCAACCGCCAGATGATCGTTGGCGAGTTCGGCCTGAAGAACACCAACTTCAAGTCGTCGGCCCTCATCAAGAACATCCTCTAATCCCTCAAGGCCCTGCGTTCCTACCGGAGCGTGGGGCCTTCTTTTTGCATTTTCAGAATGACAAGTACCGAGGGCGTCCACCTGATTGACGCCAACACCCGCCTGCGGTTCGAGAAGGACCACGCGGTACGCCGGATCACCCAGGAGGTCCCTGCCAGCTTCCTCGATCAGCTCAAACGGAAGCGTGATGACAGCGCCTCGGCCCCGACCGGCGAGATGCACCACGTTGCCAGCATCCCGGTTGCCATCGTTGAAAAGTGGATGGCCGAGGGTTTCAACATTTTCGACAAGAACATCAAACTCAAGGAGATCGTCAAGCGCCTCAACAGCGAGGACATGGCGGGATTCCTTGTGACTAACAAGCGCCTCTGACGCATTGAAATGAATTACGCTGCACTCAAGGCCCAGCTCCGGGGCCTCATCAACCGGAGCGACATGACCGACGAGCTTGCCGGCAACTTCCTGCATCTCGCACAGGTCCGTCTGGAGCGCCTTCTCCGGACCAGCTTCATGCAGCGGTTCGTATCCTTCAGTGTCGATCGCCCCGATGGGGTCTTCCGCGTCCCAACTGACTACCTTGAGCTGATAGAGCTTTTCTCGGACTGTGGGGAACTGGATCGGGTCGATATGGGGCGGTGGCTGAAGCTGCCCGCAAGCTCAGGGACGCCGAAGTCCTTTGTCCAAACGGGGCATGACTTCAGGCTCAGGCCGCACCCTGCTCCTTCGGACATCCTCTATCTCCGTTACTACGGCTGCGAGCCATCGCTCGTGAACGACGCGGATGCCAACCACTGGTCCTACGCTGCCTCCGACGCCTTGATCTACGGAGCCGCTGAATACGCCGCGGACCATTTCGAGGACGAGCGCCTCTCTCGTTTCGCTGCCCGCTTTACGGAAGCCTGCAACGAGCTTCGCGACCAGCAGCTCCAGGAGGACTTCTCGGGTCCGATGAGCATCCAACCCACCTACTCCTACCCGACTGAATAACGATGGCAGACACCCCAACTTCTCCGACCTCCTTCCACTCCCTCGACGGGGCGGATGCTGTCGTTCAGACCCTTCAGGGTCCTCCGGGTCCTCAGGGTCCTGCCGGTGCAGCCGGTCCTTCGGGGCCGCAAGGTCCGCAGGGTCTGGAAGGTCCGCAGGGTCCCGCAGGCGCCCCCGGCATCCAAGGTCCCACCGGCCCCGAAGGCCCTGCCGGTCCCAAGGGCGACCCCGGCCCCTCGACCTACAACTTCGGCTTCTTCTTCAACGCAGCGCCTGGGACGAGCGAGGTACTGTTCCGCCACGTCGTGGCTGTAGACCTGTCGCTCCCGGCAGATTTCACGGACGCCCTTATGTCCGCGGTCGAGACGCTGCCAACGAACACCTGGAGCCTTTCGATCAAGCGGAACGGTGCAACGGTAGGGACGATCACGGTCTCCCCCGCGGGTGTTGTCACCGCAAGCACCGGCAGCGCCCCCCTGTATCTGGCGGCAGGTGACGTCCTGAAGATCGTTGCCCCTGTCTCCCCTGATGCCACCGCCTCCAACATGGCGTTCACCTTCAAAGGAACCAAGGTATGAGCGTGACCCTGATCGACGGGTTCGACACCTACAACGGCTCGCAAACCGGGCTGGGTCTGGGGTCCAAGTGGGCCTATGCCAAGTTCAACAACAACAACTGCTCGACCGACCTCGTTCCGGGCCGCTTCTCTGGGCAGGCGCTGCGTCTCGCGGAGCCTGTAGGTGGCCCTGCCGCCGCCGGATGGCTGCGAGCGTTTGGCTCCCCCACCAGCACGGTGAGCTACGGCTTCGCCTATCGGTCCTCGAACCTCGCGGGCCATTCGCAAACCTTCGTACCTATGATCTCGGCCCTCTACGACAGCGTAGGCGGCATCTGGCACATCCTGATTGCCGTATCGGTAGATGGCCGGATCAGCGCCTATCGCGCCACCGGGCCTAACTCGGGAACCATGCTGGGCGCCTCTGTCGTGGGGACCATCAAGCCCAACACGTTCCACTATGTCGAAGTGGAGATGGTGTGCCACGACACGTCCGGTCGTGTCCGGATCGTTGTGGATGGCGTGGAGGTCCTGAACGTCACGGGTGCCGATACCCGCAACGGGGGCACGGGCCCCGCAGACACCATCGTCCTTGCCGCAAACAGCGGAGACTTCGTGACGGCGAACCACGACTTCGACGACCTCTACGTGACCGACAGCGCCCTGTCGCTCGGGGAGAAGCGTGTGGAAACCCTCGTCCCTAACGCGGACGTGACGAAGACCTTCGTGCCGAACGCCGGGACCACCAACTACACGCAGGTAGACGACCTCCCCAACACCGGGGATACGGACTTCGTGCAAGGGTCTAATCTGGGGGACGTGGACACCTACGCCTTCACGGACCTATCGGCCAACCCGCAGACGATCGAGGCGGTCCAGCTTATCGCCTACGCCAAGAAGACGGACGCCTCCACAAGGGGCATCGCACTTCAGGTCAAGAGTGGAACTGCGGTTTCCGATGGCCCCTTGACGAACCTGAACGCGACCTACGCGAAGATCGAGCGTCTGCTCACGTCTGACCCGAACACCGGATCGGCGTGGACAACCGCAGCGGTCAATGCACTGCGCGGCGGTCCTAAGGTGGCGCTCTGATATGGCGAACGAATACGTCGTCACCGCGGTTGCCGCTGAGGTCCTGAACAACAGCCCGGCGAAGGCTCGGGTCGCCCAGGTGGCGATCGAGGTCCTGCGATCAGTAGCGGCCTTCGTCCCCGCGCCTCCGCGGCGCCACCAGTTTACAAATCTGAACTAACTCCAAAGCACATGACCACCACGGAATTCCAAATTATTGAACGCCTTACGCGCATGGAGGAAAAGTTCGACGCTTTTCTGGACCGCGCTACCGACCAGAATGCCCGATCCGATGACCACGAGGCCCGCATTCGTAGCCTAGAGGGAGGCAGTGCCCGCCTTCTCGGGATCGGGTCCGCTCTTGCCCTCGTCGTAGGCATCGCTGGCGAGCGCATCGTCAGCTTCACGCTCGGATCGTAATCACTCTATGATCTGGAACATTATTTCGACTGTCCTCGGGATCGGGGGCGACGCACTGGCGAAGCGTCAGAAGCTCAAAGAGATCGAGCTGGAAGGCAAGACGCGCATTGCTGTCGCCCAGGCCGAAGCGGAGATCGCGAGGCTGAACAAGCAGGGTGACGCGGAGATTGATTGGGACGCAGAGGCCGAGAGGCAAATGGCTCACTCGTGGAAAGACGAGTACCTTACGTTGCTTCTTTCGGCTCCGATGATCCTCGCATTCCTTGGGGATTGGGGCAGAACCGCAGTTTCTGATGGGTTCGCAGCTATCGCTACGGCACCCGAATGGTATAAGGTTGCGTTTCTCGCATCCGTCGCAGCGTCGTTCGGAATCAGGGCTTTGGTGAACAAGTTCGGATTCGGGAAAAAGTAGACTTCGCGGAAGATTGCGGATCGCATAGACACAAGGTTCCCCGTCCCGTTATGGGATTGGGGGATCTGTGTTTTTTGTTAATTGGGGGTTAACACGAATGTCCAAAATGTTTAGGCACAATGGAACACTATCCACATTTTGGGATTATATCTCAACTGAAGCGGAGGTTGACCGAGATGCAATTACAGATACATGCGCCACCCCCAATGAGGGTGCCGATCATGCAGGATGAGCCGAACCTGTTCATGCACAGGGTGCAGATTCGCAACGTCCAAGAGTTCCTGAAGACCTTCACGGACCTGAACCAGACCATCCCGGTCGGCGCGGTCCTGATGTTCCTCACCGTGGCCCTCAACGAGGGGCTTTCCCAGGGGGAGCTGGTGGACAAGTCGGGGATCAAGAAGTCCACGGCAAGCCGCTACCTGCTGGACCTGTCGGACAAGACCCGAACCGGAGATCAGGGCTACGGCCTGGTCAAGGGGGAGATCGACCCCGACGAGCTGCGTCGCAAGATGTATTCCCTGTCCCCCAAGGGACGAAAGATCATCCAGAAGCTCATTCGCTCTGGAGCCAACATCGTCGAGAACTGAAATGGCTATCTACCCCGAACGCAACAAGAGCGGAAAGCTGACCGGCTTCTTCAGGATCGAGGTCCAGAAGGGCAAGGAACGTCTGCGCGGTCGGGCTGAAAGCATGGCCGAAGCAAAAGGGATCGAGGAAGCCCTGAAGGAACGTCTCGCCACTGGTGCGACCTGCGCTGCCCCCAAGCGCCGGTCTGCACCGGAGGCCGCACCGTCTCCCACATTGAGGGAGGCGGCTGACCGTGCGAGGGGTACTCTTTGGTCTGGACAGTCCACAGAAGCGGAAAGTCTGCGAAAGCTG